TAACATTGCGGGACGGTGTTCCAAAACGATACTTGTTAGTAACGTGTCCCTTTGAATTCGTATGTTCATTCTTATAAATCGAATAGCCCTTCATACGAAGCTGATAAACAGCATCATGTGGGTTAGCGATATTATAACGTGCAGAGATCTGCTTTGCGGTGAGTTCTTCACCGTTTACAACAAGAGCTTCGTACACCTTTTGTAGATTAGTCGTCATTAGTTTCTCCATTCACATTATTTAGTAATCTTACTATAGAAAAAGACAAAAGTCAACACTTTTTTTCAAAGAATGTCAAGTAATCGTCCGTTCATATCAACCGCTCTTACACGTTGATTAGGGAATTGAGATGCAAGACTACGCATCCCAGAAATAATATATTGCGAGTGATTCAATGTAACTTGATAAGTACGCCAGTTACCAGTTTGGTCTTGGAGTTGAATCTGTACGTTATCCATTTTAATCTCTCGTAATGGTTATTGCTTCTTTAATAAGAACAATCAGTTCTTCAATATCATGTGCCATAATTTTTGCGGTCGCCCAATTATCATTGCGATCACGTCCAGCGATCTCAATCATGAAACCGTTATCATACATTAGAACACTGAAATTATCGTTCACCTTGACTAGCTTATCTTTAATTTGCATCAACCTCTCCTCATTCTAGCGATATCCTGAGCATCTTGAATAGACTCAGCAAAGATTGGAACCATATTCGACTTATGCATCGTAGCAATACCAACGAGATTACCGCCAGTATATACTTTCTCAGGGGCTTTCGGACAATTACCGTTAATCCCTAGACTTACATAATCGGATCGATCAACCATCATAGACTCATTATACCTTGAAGACCAATTTAAGTCAACACTTTTCTTTGCTTTAATTTGCGAAGGATGAACTCCGTGTTTCAGCAACCATGCTTCATGTTTAGAAGATGCTGGTTTCGATTTTGTCTTACGAGAATTTCTAGTAGTCGTTACAAAGGCAGGAAGAAGGTGCATCGTCATTTCATTTTCTCCAATGGTATTACCATTATACCCTATTTGGAGAAAAAGTCAACACCTATTATAGATGGTAGGGTGTCCTGTTTTTAAACATCTTTCTGACGATCTCTTTTACTGCAGATTGGAATGCCTGTTGGGCTTCTTTTTTAGCAGGAGTATGATGTTTTACTTTTATGTCATAAGCAGCAGCGCGATTTTCATGCTGTTCTTCATATGAGATAACATCTTGAATGTCGATCATTTTTTCAATGGCATTGAAAAGATTATCCAATTCTAAATCAATATTGTCCTTCGTCATAACCTATTTCCTCATTATTACTATTAAAGTTTTCAACGATTATATATCTTGCGTCTTTATCTAATTCTCTATAGGCTTCTAACATCTTACGCAATTTAAATAATCTATTAGAAATATCTTTAAGAGTATCATGACATGCTTTGTCGTTATGACCATCTTCTAGATCACTCAGTACTGAATCTAAATTTGAATCAGCTGAGTAATCTATATGGAACTTAGTCACCCCACCATCTTTACCAATTTCTTGTTCTAAGATAAGAGGCGGGAAAAGTAAGTTAATTATTTCTTCTATTTTTTTATCGGCTGGTGTATAAGTTTTCTTCACAATCTTCCATGGCAAATTCATTACGAACAGTACTCCCTAGTCATTTTCCAACAATTACATTCTTTACATCGAGTGCCTGGATTAGTTGTTTTACAATTTGTTTTAGCAATAGGTTTTTTCTTTTTAAACCTTTTCTTAACTTCGTTTATAGCAACTTCTATTTCCTGGCAGGTTTTCATTTCTTTTTACGCCCCATGTTATACTTGGCTTCAAGAGTCCATTCGTGCTTTTCTTTATGATTAATAATTTTAATCTGGCTCATGGAAGCAAGTGGTTCTTTGATTATATCCGATTCTACGACTTTTAAAAGACCCCAATCTTGAAGCAGCTCTGCTATTTTATTACGGCGACCTTTATCCTCATCAGAGAAATTAAAAGGTTTGCCATCAATAGCAAACATCTCCTTAAAGTGCACTATGTAATATTTACCTTGTTTGTGGAAGATATGGCATGATTGATATAGTTTCTTCTCTTTCCTAGAGGCTACACCAATTCTTGTTAGAGTTTCCTTAATTTTTAAGAAATCTTCTTCCTCTGCTATTCTCACCTCAATTAAAGAATCCAATAAGTTATTCATTTATGTTCCACCCTTTTCAAACTTGTTCTTAATTATTTTTATTTGTTCTTTAGAAAGGATGGACAGTGCTACTTTGGCTTTTTCATAATTATAGCCATAGTATTTCTGTATAGCATCAATCGCATCATTTTCTTTACGCTTCGCCCACTTAACAGAAGGTCTGCTAGCTGGACGTATTGTATTTATTAAATAATGGAATTGAAGTTTTGAATCAAGATGATGGTTGATATTCATCTCGTTAGCATATAGAATAGCATCTGAGTGATAGGATAACGCTCTATTACAAAGGAATGAAGAATACCCCTTCTCAGAAGCGGCATCTATCATTATATCTTTTTTTGTTTTAAGAATAGAATTGACAAAATCAAATGGGTTCATTATACGAACTCCAATTCCATCATCATCTCTGTTAAACAAGCCATAAGATTAATCTCGGAATCGGCCGAGAAAGCTGCTTGGTATTGATACCTACCAAGAAGAAGAACAAGAGCGGGTACACTTGATTTAACAAGAAATTCAGAACAATGGTCGTAGAGCTTCCGAAATATAGTATTTTGATCATTGTCAAGATTCTCGGCGACCCACTTACGGATGCCGCTGAAGTTTTTATCTTTCAACAATGAAACTAATTCATTTAGAGACACTTGCTGAAGATTGGCAAGAATACCAGAATCAATACTACCTGTTGCTGAATATCGTTGAAGCTCATTAAGAACACGTCTCCAATCAGGGAAGTGTTTCTTAATTACTTCTGCAACAACAGTTGTATCAAAGGTAATCTTTTCATTATCCAAAATCATCTGAACACGTTTGAAGAATTGTCCAGCTAACTTAGCCATATCAGACTTGCTGATTTTGAAGTCAATTACTGAACACCGAGAATGAAGTGGCTCGATGATTCTGTTCTTAAAGTTACATGTGAGAATGAACCCACAATTCCGCGAGAACTCCTCCATGAAGTTACGGAGGGCTGGCTGTGTGGAGTTTGCGTTAAGATAGTCAGCCTCGTCAAGGATAACGTATTTTCTTCCTCCGCTGAGGGAGACCGAAGAGGCGAAGTTGAGGATCTCATTGCGAAGCGTATCGATGTTGCCATTCATACTCCCGTTGATTACGATATAATCACACCCCAATTGTTCAAGCATAGCACGAGCCACTGTTGTTTTACCAACACCTGCTGAACCTGATAGGATAAGATTAGGGATATTCTGTTGATCTACGAATTGCTGAAACACTGCCTTTAGATCGGCAGGTAAAATAGTATCAGCAATAGTCTGTGGACGATAACGTTCAACCCACAAGAATTGTTCAAGCATTCAAATAACTCCATAATATAAAAGTAAAATGGGAGGGTGTTACCCCTCCCGTATCATTAGTATCAGTTGAAAGTGGAAGATGCTTCAACAGCAATCCAATATTCAGCCTCTGGACCCGACCAATGTGAGATGCCCTTAGAGCAGAGCTTCACATTGTAATCTCCGCTAAGCACCTTGATGTTCTCAGACTTAAAGATTGCTCTGAAAGTCTTATCAGTAGTACCAACACTCATGCTGAAAGAGTCACCTGCTGGGTTCTTAGAGTCAATTGCTTGTACGGAGATAGTTGTACCATCACCAACAACTGCAATCTCAGGCAAACCAAGAACACCAAGTGCCTTTGTGACATTAACGAGCGAGCTATGTTCAAACTTGAACTCAGCATCAACAGAAGGAAGAACGATCTCTTTTTCTGGTGGTGACTTGATGATTGACTCATCAGCATAAGTCAGACTGGTGTAAGAACCAGCTTTATCACTGATCTTTACACTCTTATCACCAAACGTTAGCTCTGCATCTTCAAGCATAGAGGTCGCACTCAAAAACTTGCTAAGATCAAACATAGCAAAACGCTTCTCAAAAGTAACTGGTACAGTCGCCTTTGCCATAATTGTCTTGTTAGGAGAGATAGTAGCAAGAACATTTCCTTCCTTCACGAGGATAGAAGGATTAATGCTGGAGAAATTCTTGAGTACGTTGAGGGTCTTTGAATCGATTTTCATATTATAATTTCCTTTTCACAGTTTCAATAATTATTTCTTGTTCTTTGGCTTGCCGCCAAGAGAAGCAGGATCAGCAGTAGCAGCTGCACCAATCTGAGCCAAGTCAGCTAGTGAACCACCAAAGATATA